GATTTCATATTTGTAAATTGGTGGTTCAAATGGACTGTAAATCAATTGAGCATCGAGTAAGTTCCAAATACGGAAACCTACACGGTTTGTACGTGAGAACAATTCAACTAATTTTTGAACTTCCATAGAACCAATAACATCTTGAATATAGAAATGCTTAAAGTCACCAAAATAAAACACTGGTACAGACGGATCATCAGTATCAATTGCATCCTCATCCTCGACCGGGTAACCAAGCAAAGTATACTTAATTCCACCTTCAGCTTGATTTAATGGACGTAATAACGGGAACCCGTCATCAGTTTTCATTGTTTCAATTGCAGTAAGTGCAGCAGTATTTAACACCCAACGGCCATTCTTACGGACTTCTTTAACTGGTGTATTTTTCATTTGGACAAGAGCATCATACAATGATTGTCCAGAAGTTAAATCAACTTCTCCAGTTGGCTCAAATTCAATTGCTTTTTTAGACAATGCACCATCATTAATATTATCTGTTTCATCACCATGAACCATATATTGAGTCTCTTTACGTACATAAGCCTTTTTAAGTTCGTCCATAACAATTTGCTCAATCGGTAACCCAGTACGAGCAAGTAACTTTTTAGTTACAGTTGCAAGAGCATCAAATTCTGTTGGTGATAGTTCGATTTCGTCAAATTCGATATCCGTTTCAGGCATGTCATTGGTAGTGCGTTCGTCCTTGTGACCTTGCGCTTCAGCTTTTTTGACTAAAACAGGGTACTTGATATTTTCTTTAGTTGTAACACGAGTACCTAAACGGCGTAAGAAGTTTTCTTCTTGAGCATACGTGATAATTTCTTTACTCATGAAGTCCGGAACAGTCACAGCACCATTTCCACTTACCAAACCTAATGCACGAGCTTCTTGATCGTCAATATTACCAACTATATAGTTAGCAAATGCAGAACGAATTTCTTTTTCTTTATTTTTAGTAGATTTATGACCACGAGTTGAAAGGCCTTGGCCAATAGCACCTAAAATTTTGCTACGTTGTTCAGACGAAAGTCCTTCCCCACGTTGATCATCATCTTTGTCGTCATCATCTTCTTTATCTTCGCTTTCCTCCTGCTCATCATCTTCAGTATCATCTGAATCTTCATCTTCTATTTCAGAAAGCGCACCTTCTACTTCCTCTAATTCTTCAGTTAATTCTTCAACTTCTGTTTCTACAGATTCCAGTTCATCTTCACGTACTTCATCACCTTTGATTTTAGTACGTAACTCCTCCAAACGCGCCTTTAATCTTTTCTGTGCAGCTAACAGTAATTTTTTATTCATTTCTTTTCCTCCAATATTTTATTAATTTTGTTTAATAATTTAATACGTCTTTCGACAGATTTATCAATTTCTTTACTACGGACTAGTGCCGCTTCCGTATCGTCATATGCAGGTATTGAAACAACACTAATCTCATACAAATCTACATCAGTAATAGTTCTTAATGCTGGTTCAGAATTGTAATCCCATTCCTCACCTGTAACAAAAAAACCAAAACTACATTGATCAATATCGCCACGCTCCATACTTTCAGCTAAATCACGTGCGTAGGTTGTATTAGGCAATTCCAGTTCAAACTTTAAACCTTTATCATCTTCTGAAAGTGATAGTGTTTCTGATTTGGTTCTACCGAGAACTTTGTCCCAATCATGATTAAATAAAGCGCGAATATCTGCTTCATCATCTGAAATAGATTTTTTAAATGAGCCTGGTTTAATCACTTCATCGAAATAATCACCTATGGAAGTACGACTATTAAAAACAGCAGCATAACCTGCAATTTTTATAGGTTCATTTTCTGATGAACGGGTAGTAATATCGGTAATATTAACTGTCCTTTTCTCCATCTTCTTTTCCATCCTCGTTATCACCACCTTTCAATGAATCATCAGTTGCTTTTGGTAAATCATCACCAGCAACCAAATCTTTGGAAATGTAAAGTTTAGTAGATTCTTCAGTATTTAAGCGTTCAAGTCCCAAAATATCCCTACCATCATCAGGACTTGCAATATGAGTACGAACTAAGTTATAAGCAATGTTCGTTTTCGTACTGTAAGGAACAAAGTCCAAAATATTAATTTTAAATTTAATGAACTTGTACGAATTTGCACCAAAAAAAAGAAGAGTCAAATGCTCTCCAAAGTTTTTCATTATTGGACGTACTGCCTTATTGTGCAAGTACATCATTGCTTTTTCCAAATCTGATTTTATTAATGCCCTATAGGTATCAACATCAATACCTAGAAACTTTCCTAAATCTTTTTTATAAACATTCAAATAAGATAATATTTTCTCGTCATCCACTGGACTTTTCAAAGTATCAATGTTGTATCCTTTTCCAAGCGGAATCATCTTAACAGACCTTGTTTCATCAATATCTTCTAATTGGTCTAAAATTTTCCCAATAAGTTTTGATTGTGCTCCATTGCCAGGATTAATATGTGCATCTAACTTTAGTAAAAAAGCTAGTAGACCGCCTTTGACATACTTATCAGTGAGTGCTTTTTCAGCGTTCATTACACCTTCGAGTGTATTACGACCTAAATCTAATATTCCAGCACCCTTTAAATGATTGGTTCCGATATTTTTAATATGTCGAATCATACTCGATGGAATATTAACACTACCAGCTTTAAAATGTAACTTTAAATTTTTATCTAATTCAGTAGTAACATTGGCCGGTAAATGAAGTTGTTTTTTATTCAGAAGTGGATAAACTTCACCGCTTAATAAATACATGTTCGTCATCAGCTTGATAAATTCGGATTGAGTTAAATAATTATTAGGATTACGTAATATTTTTAAAACGGGATCGTTTCTTATTTCGTTGCCTTCTTCATCTTCAACAATGATTTCAGCTAACATCATCTGATTGGATATATCTTGTAACAGTTCGTAGACATCACTAGATTCTAAGATATTATCGTCTGTTGCAAATACACTATTAAAACGGACTGAGCCACCAAGATTTTCATCCATACGTTTTTCAAGTCGATTATATAACCAGTTTGAAAATCGATCTCTTAACCTCAATTAAACACCTTCTTTCAATTAAATTAGATGTGGATCACATCCTTTCAAACAATACAGTATGTCCTTTACATTTAGGACAACTGATTCCGTCTAAAAGTTTTCGAGTATCTTTTTCTTCCCAATCACAATTCATACAATAATAACTGTTTTTAGACATTAAATTCACCTCATCTATAAATACTATCTAAATAATCATCGAACTCTTCAGGCTCCACATATTCATCCATCATATTCAAAGTCTCTTTATGACCAATCAGACAAGCAACAAAACCGTCTATATGTTCAACGCTATTACGTTTGGAAGGTGTCTTTAAATTATTTATGTTAGTGACTATCTTTGCATTTTCCGCACAAAAAATGAGTAGTGGATTATCAGTAATAACAGCCGGTACTGTTTCACCGTTCACTACCCTTTCCTGTAAAAGTAATATTTCAAAATCATCAAATGGTTCATTCATATGTGTTGGGTATTGGGGAACTTCTACACAAGGTATACCTAGTAATTCCCATTGTTCAACAAGTTTTTCGGCAAGTGCAGGGTCATAATTAATCTGAACTAAATTGAATTTCTCATATATCCATTCAACATATTCATTAACTAAATCCTCATCAATTGTTTTTCCAGGGCAAATAACAACAAAACCTTTTTCCGATAAAGAACGGTATGGAACATTTCTTTGTTTTTCTTTATCCTCAATACCAAATTCAGGAACAAAGTAAAATTGTTTTACCTTTAAAAGAGGATCCCCGTTGTCGTCAAATGTTGGAATGTTTATGGATAGACAAGTTAAGTCAGTACGTCTTGATAAATCCACACCAACGACACAAGTCTCACCAAATATATCACCTAAATCATCAACTAACATTTTTTCTAACTGATCTTTGTTAAAATATGCATCAGCATAGTTAACAAATACATTTAAATGTTTACTCATAAACTCAGCCTTATTGAAACTGTTTTTTTGTGCTTCTTTAAAATAGTTTTCCAAAAACTCCATATTTACAGAAACGTCCATGTTTGGATTAACAATGCGCCAAACATTACGATCTTCCCAATCAAAACCCTTATTAGGTTCGTAAATCATTACAAACCAAGTATCATCATTATCTTTTCTTAATACATCTTTAGCATATTCATATATTTGATTACCTAACGATCCAGTAGTTTTACCAGCTGTAGTTGTAATGATATTTAGTGGTTCTTCTTGGGATATTTGAGCCGAACGTAAGTTATCATATTGTTCCCTATCTATTTGAGCGTGAACTTCATCAAAATAATTGATGTATGGATTTTTACCTTCATTACCGGCATTATCTCGAGACAAAACTCGTACCGAATTAACGTATTTTAAATTTTCCTCATAAAACTCATATATAACAGAACGAATTGTTTTTTCTTTTCCATGATAAATTTTTGTTCCTGGCAATAATTCAGGACTGTTTTGGATAGTTAACGCTAATGGTATTGCTGCGTTTTGACACTGTTCAAATGTGTTAGCGCTAATATAACAATTTGCACCTTTCACACCTTCACCATAAATACCGTATAAGACAATGGCCGCTCCCATAATTGTTTTACCGTTTTTTTTTGGGACTTGGAAATAAGCGTTTTGAACAACACGAACAGAATTACCATATTCATTAATCTTTTGCCAACCATAAATGTTAGCAAAATAAAACTTTTGCCAAGACTCTAAAATAAGTGGTTGTCCAGCCAACCTGCCTATTGCATGTCTGACAAAAGTTTCGGTAAAATAAATCATTGCATTTGCTTTTTCATTATCCCAAAAAATATCTTTTCGTTTTTTCCATCTTTTATAACGTTTTACCGCTAGTTTAATAGAGTCTAGATATTCTTTTGGATTTTGTTCAAACTCCTGCACAAATTCATCTGCATAATTAATGTCAGTTGCAATCATTTCGACATCCTCTGCCTAAATTGTACTAATTTATTAGCAGGTTGTTGTTTAGGTTTTTTATCTTCTTTTTTCACCTTCTGCATCATATTTTTATTAGTACCATCCAAACCTAAATCACGTAATAAACGCGCCATTTCTTTTCGTAATGATTCAGTTTCCAAATTATTTTCTTTAGCCTTTTCGTATTCTTCAAAACAATCAAGATAAACGTCAATTAAAATATGGAGCGCCGGTGAATAAGAATTGGCTACTTTTAAGGATTCAATTATTTTATCTCGCTGCTTTTCACGTAAACTTAGTTCTTTTGTAGTAGTTCTCTTTTTTGAGTTTGTACTACTCTTTAATTTATTATTCCATTTATAGCGATATTTCCAAACAGAAACAGTTTTTTCATTCACATCTAGTTTTCTAGCAATAGCACGGTTAGTAATGTTTCCGTTATATTCTAAAAATAAATCGAGAGCCTTTTCTCTTGCAGGTTTTTCTTTTTTTGCCAACCTAACTCACCTACCTTTCATGAAGTAGTTTTTCTTGAAAATTCCACTGAGGTG